GTCCACCGCAAATATATAACCGCCACCACATAAATTTAGATCACTTGACAAACACAGATGCAGCACTGTCAGACAGTACACACATATAGAGTGCAAACGCATGAAATATCTATATGACGCTTAGGGGGTTGCGGCACCCTAGCAAGCTAGGCCTTACACCACTGTTCTTATCGGGCAGCACCACACCACCACACAACCCCGTCAGGAATTTTATGTAATCGCCACGCTGGTCTTATAGCACTCCCCATACTCCTCAAGAGCAGGATGCGAATAGTAGGCGTAGCTATGGAAGTATCGGGGGCCTAGACCTAGAGAAAAACCCTAGCGGCGACATTCCGAAAAACCTTGAAACCATATAGGCATACAAACAAAAGATAGTATACATATAATAAGTATGGTTCTTGTAAGTTATTGAAAACAAACGAAAACAAATATTATTTTTATTCTATTTTTGTGTTGTTGCGAATGGTTCTCAATAAATAAAAACGAATCACTACTAAAGTATAGGTTTCTTTTTATACTATAAAGAGACTCTATAAGTTGTGTTGATGCAAGTTATAGTTGCTTTATGTATAGACATAATAATATTCATAACAGGAATAAAGTATTCATGTCGTATAGGTCATAATGACTGACATAATAAATAGGTCATAATGTATTACCTATCAGATCCGAGCATATGTATAGACATAATAAATAGGGCAGCATGATTGACCTAATGGGGTGGGGGTATATGTATAGACATAATGTTATTATGGGTAGGGTAAAGAGCATGACTTCACCCCAACTCACAACCCCTTGAAAACACAAGGAAAAACGGCTATTTTGTAGACATTATAATCCTACATTGTGTTTAAAACATAATGAAATCAATAGGTTAGAACTTAAACTGTTACATTAACTGAGAAAACCCAAGGCAATTGCCATGAATACAGCAGGGGGGCATGGGCCACCACCCCGGTGCCGGTATACGTATACACCCAATGACAGCGGGGGGTCAAATACACTTGGTAACTACATGAACCACTACCTTAACCCCCACACATACGTTATACCTATGGACATATACATAATCCCTATACATAATGTTAATCATAATCCAGCCTTACAGAGCCATCTCCATGCCTACGGTAGGTAGACCCCCATGAATATACGACATGCCTACTTAGAGAGCCACTCACAGCCTCTCAGAGGGTATTCTACCCGAAGATAATACCCGACCCTCGCCGTTAAGAACTCTTTAAGTATTAATTGAACACCTGTTCAATAAGTAATAGTAAAAACTTAAAGATTTCTCTTGACATTTACATAAAATGTGGTATAATTAAGTATAACTTTAAGTAACTAGAGTACTTAAAGTAACTTAAAGTACACTTTAAGTCTATTATTACTTATATATATAAAGAAATAATAATACTTTAAGTACACTTTAAGTACCATCTAAGAATTTTTCTTAGATTCTTTGTCGTTCCCTCTTGACATAGAAAATTTTATAGGTATAACTACCCATGTCCAAAACTAAAACCTATTCTAGTGATAATGTCCTAGAGGAATTTTACCTAGCACTAGCTGACCAAGACGAAGGAAGACTACGTAAAGTACACATCCCAAGGTCTGACGTCTTCTACATTAGAGAAGCAATATTTCAAGATACTGGCATCAAGTATTCTTTAGATCATGTTGAAAGAGCCATGTATCTAGAGGGTCATCTTGAGGCCAAAGACGTATTTCAACCACGAACTAAAAGGGATTGGGAATAATGCCAGAGATTATCATGGAACGTGTACTTAAGTGGCAGATTATGCCCCGCATTATGATGCTTGCAGTTACTATCCTAACTTATCAAGCAGTTCATTGGTTCATGACCCTACCTGATCCTTCTATACAGCAGTCTGGTTTAGTGTCTGTCTGTATGGGAGCCTTAACAGGATGCTTTGCTGTATGGCTTGGCAATGAGAAACACTAATAGTCCTATACATAAAGAAGTAAATAGGTTTATGTGGATTATTAAAGGTAGATTAGCTCCTGATGAATACAGTGAGCAGGACTACCTAGATGTACATGACACTTACTTTCAAAGACTCTGGGGCAATCATGAGAACTGTGTTCATGAAGAGGGCTTTGAAGAAGCATATACGGAGAAGTATAAAAATGGTTGAGAAATCTTTACGTCCTAAGCTGCGCCCAAAGAAAAAAGGTAATGCACCCAAAACATCTTTACGTCCTAAATTAAGAGAAAGACGTTTTGAAATAAACAGTATGATGTACGATGATAAAAAACAATCTGTAATTGATTTTATTGATAAGAATGGCAATCTAGAAAAAACTCTTCCTCTTTTTGAGGTAGAAAAAATTTGGAAGCAAAATAAATCTGGTTTAGAACCTACAGCAGGTAGGTATTCAGCAAAAAAAGTAATGAAGTATCTTAAAGAAAATAATCCAAGCTCTAAAGAATTTATAAAATGGGCTTCATCTACTGCTCTTAATAAAGGTGGTCTAATAGACTACAGAAAAACTGGGATGTTTAAATGATAGGTAAACTCATAGGGAGTCTTACAGGTTTAGCCACAAGTATCATAGACGGTAAGACCCAGATTAAACTTACCGAGGCTGAGATTAAGAAGAAGCAGCTTACAGGAGAGATTGATTGGGACATAGAGGCTATCAAAGCTACTGAGAATAGCTGGAAGGATGAATGGATTACTTTATTATTTTCAATCCCATTAATCCTAGCCTTTTGTGGAGATTGGGGTAATGACATAGTAGCAAGAGGTTTTGCTGCACTGGAAGTAATGCCTCAGTGGTATCAAATTGCTCTTGGTGGAATTGTATCAGCTAGTATTGGTATGAGGTCAGTGAGTAAGTTCTTTGGAAAAAAATAATGTAATACTTATTCCTCAACTATCTGAGTTGGATAAGCAGTTTATTGCATTAGAAAAACAACAAGAGTTAATACGAGAGCAGAAAAGGTTAATAGATGAAAGAGAACTTTGATAATTGCCTTATCATGTTATTAAAGCATGAGGGAGGTTTTGTAAATCATCCTAAAGACCCCGGTGGTATGACTAATCTAGGTGTTACTAAAGCAGTATACGACAAGTGGGTAGGTCGTACATCTACTGAGCAAGATATGCGTAATCTTACCCCTAAAGATGTAGCACCTATATACAAAAAGAATTATTGGGATCGTGTAAAGGGTGATGATTTACCTAGTGGTGTAGATTGGGCTTGCTTTGATTGGGCTGTTAATTCTGGCTCTAAGCGCCCTTCTAAAGCCTTACAACGTTCTGTAGGGGCTAAAGCTGATGGTGCTATTGGGCCTCAAACTTTAGGTATGGTTGAGGCTAAAGACCCTAAAGAAATAGTTAAAGATATGCATAACCAGCGTCAGGCTTTCTACGAGAGACTTAAAACGTTTAAAACTTTTGGTAAAGGTTGGACTCGTAGAAACAAAGAGACACTTGAAACAGCATTAGAAATGATGTAAAAGATTTGGCGTTGAAGATTAGTATACTATAAGTTGGGGGTGAAGCTAGACGCCGGTGTTTCCCCCATTATTTACAAGGAATTACTATGGCTATCCCTGAACGAGTCAAGACTAAGATGAAGGAGGAAGGACTTAAGGGTGTTAATAAACCTAAGAGAACTCCTAGTCACAAAACTAAGTCTCACTGCGTTATGGCTAAGGAAGGGGATACCTATAAATTTATCAGATTTGGGCAGCAGGGCGTTAAAGGTGCGGGTAAAGCCCCCAAGACTGCGAAGGATAAAGCCCGTAAAAAAAGTTACTACGCAAGACATGATGCACAAGGGAAGACAACAAGCAAACTGTCAGCAAAATACTGGTCCCACAAAGTCAAGTGGTAGAATAGATATAAAGGTTTAAAAAATGTCAGAATCAAAAAATCCTAAGTTTGATAGGGCTTTTGCAGCAGCACGTAAAAAGTTTAAAAAAACTGGTGATGCTAATGACTACACTTTTTATTTTAAAGGTGAAGGTAGAGAAGGCAGATTTACAGTAAATTTAAAAGGTGAAACTAAAAAAGATCTTATGGCTAAGTTTGCTCCCGGCAGTAAAAATACAGGTGCAAACTATAAAGTAAAAGGTAAAAGTAAAGTTCGCCCTAAGCTGCGCCCTAAATCTACAGAACCGGGTGAATTAACTGCAGGACAAAAAGATGCTCAAGCTTTGGTTTATAAAAAGTATGGGGGAAAACCTCAAGATATAAAATCTGACATTAAACGTAAAATGGCTAAGTTTAACACTGATGGTACAGTAGCAGGTTCAGCACAAAAAGCTAGACCCGGCGCAAGACCAAAACCTACTCTTAAAGAAAAACCAAAACCTAAAGTAATTAGCAGTTCAAATAAAAAAACTATTACAGAACTAAAATTAAAAGCTGCAGATTTAAAATTCTATTCAAATCAACTTACTAAACTTTTAAAAGATCCTATACAGAGAAAAAAATGGGCAAAATTATCTGGTGCGGATAAAGAAAAAATTAAAAAATCTGTTATAAGAAGTGGCAGATCAATCTTTAAAGCTTTAGATACAGTTAGCCCTAGAGCTATTACTACTTCAGAAATAAAAATTACAAAACCAAAACCTGATGATAAAAATCCTACTGCACTTAAAAGTACAAATTTTATTAAACTTTTACAAAAATCTTCTAGCAAAGCACAAAGTGCTTATGCTAATTTATCAGCAGGAGAAAAAAGAGCAGTTAAAAGTCTTGTAAGAGAAGAAGGTTTATCTTTACCTCAAGCTATTATTAGAATTAAAAATGGATAGGAAAATAAAATGTACGGGACAAAAAAGAAAACTAAAGGTTATAACAAAGGTGGCATGTCAAATGTTATGGACCCAATGAAACAGACTAACCCAGCTCAAGGTATGATGAAACCCCTAAAGAAAAAGATGATGGCTATGAATAAAGGTGGTGTTGCTAAAAATAAAGTTATGACTTACAACATGGGTGGTATGGTCAAATCTCAAGTGAATAATCTTAAGAAGAAAAACGCATAACGGGTTTGCAATCTTGTATGTAGCATGATACACTAACTTGTGGTATAACTGTCTCTGGTCAAAAGGAGATATACCATGTTTAAACAATTCATTAAAACACTACAAGATCACCAAATGCATAGAGTACAATACTGGCAGCTAGTTAATATGTCAGACTCTGCTCTTAAAGATATAGGAGTAACACGTGGCGAGATTAAAGAAAAGTTCTACGGTAAAGACTACACCTAAAGCAAAGCCAAGAGGGTATGCTAAAGGTGGTTCAACTGTAAATGCGGCGGGTAATTATACTAAGCCTACTATGCGTAAGTCTCTTGTCGCATCCGTTAAGGCTGGCGGCAAAGGTGGAAAGCCCGGACAGTGGTCGGCTCGTAAAGCTCAAATGGTTGCCAAGCAATACAAAGCAAAAGGTGGAGGATACACGTAATGAAAGTAGAAGCACCTAAAAACTACCATTGGATGAAACAAAAAGATGGTAGTTTAAAACTAATGAAACATGACGGTAAGTTTGTCCCTCATAAGGGGGCAAGCCTTACTGCTAATTTTGCTATACAGAAAAAACATGACAAAAAGTAAACCTAAAAAAATGAATACAGGTGGACTAGCTAAAAGCCAAAAAAGTCTTAAGTCTTGGACTAAACAGAAGTGGAGAACTAAAAGTGGTAAACCTTCTACGCAAGGTCCAAAGGCTACAGGAGAACGTTACCTGCCGGCTAATGCTATTAAAGCTATGGATTCTAAGTCTTATGCTGCATCTTCAGCAAAGAAAAGATCAGATACAGCAAAAGGTAAGCAGTTTTCTAAGCAACCTAAAAAAGCGGCTAAAGCTTCCAAGCCGTACAGGAAAGTAACATGAGAAAACTTACAGAAAAACAACAGTTATTCCTTGATGTACTATTTGAACAAGCACAAGGTGATCCTGTAAGGGCTAAACGTCTTGCAGGTTATGCTGATACTGTATCCTCTACAACTATTACTGCTGTGTTGCAGGACGAGATTGCTGAACTAACCAAGAAGTTTATTGCCACTGCTGGTAGTAAAGCTGCATACTCTATGATGCAGGTTATGACTAACCCTACAGACCTTGGCAATAAAGAAAAGATGGCAGCAGCTAAAGATTTCCTAGATCGTGCTGGCTTTGTAAAGACAGACAAAGTAGAAATCAAAGCTGAAAACCCTGTATTTATTTTACCCCCTAAAAACAATGAAGATTAATAAAACTTGGAAGCTTCCTGAACCAGAGCTAGTTGATGGTGAGTATGAATGGTTATCTGTCGTTAGAGTAGGCAGAGTTGTGCCATTTGGTTATAGACAAGATCCTGAAGATGATGATATACTACTACCAATCCCAGAGGAGCTAGAAGCTTTAGAAGAAGCTAAGAAGTATCTAAAACAATATAGCTATAGAGATGTAGCCAACTGGATAAGTGAGAAGTCAGGTAGATACATCTCTCACGTGGGTCTAATGAAGAGAGTTAAACTTGAACGAAAACGTAAAGCAGAAGCTTCAACGCAACGCTATTACGCTGAACGCTACAAAGAAGCGGCGGCAAAAGCGGAAACCCTCGAAAGAAATCGTATCGGAGCCAGAGCTTCAACCAGTTCTAGCGAAAGTGAAACCAGAGCCGATTGAGGTAGAAAAAGCTCAAGAGATAATCTTTCAGCCTAATCCCGGCCCTCAGACAGATTTTCTCTCAGCATCAGAACAGGAGGTACTATACGGTGGAGCGGCTGGTGGTGGTAAGTCTTTTGCTATGTTGGCCGATCCTGTTAGGTATTTTAATAATCCTTTATCTTCTATGTTACTTGTACGAAGAAGCACAGAAGAACTCAGGGAA